GGTTTCTCCCCTCCTAGTCCATTTCGTGGTCTAGAAACTCCACACACTGCTCCACAACCGCCCGCCAGTCTCCTGGAGGGCAATACCTTGCGGCGGCGGCGGCGTACCGCGTTACGGCCAACGCGGCGTCATAGTCTTCGTCCGGGGTCACCCGGTCTTCGACCAGTCGGAACCAGGGCCTTTCTTCATCGTTCCCCGATGCGGCGGCGGTGACGATAAACTGCGCCGCGGCTTCCAGCGAGCGGAACCCGCGTCTCGGGCCATCAGGGTTCACCTGCTGGCAGCCAGTGATGGGACTCATCTGTATGGATTCGATTCGGAAGAACATGGCTTTCTCCTCGTGGTTGGTGGGCTACGAGGCCATTAGATCACTACTAAACGGTTGTGTCAAGCTTTTTTTTCCAGGTGTTTTCCCGGTGGTAGCCGTGGTCAATGTGGTTGTACAATCCTGGTACTGACTGAGCGAGGAGAATGCCAGGATGCGAGGACCCACTACCAACGCCGTCGCCGAGGCCGTCCGGGCTGCCGGCACGCAACAGAGGCTGGCCGATGTGCTGGGCGTGTCCCAGCAGGCCGTCAGCCTGTGGCTCCGGCGGGGCTATGTGCCGCTGCGCCGGGCGCAGGAAATCGAGGTACTGTGGGGAGTGCCCCGACTCAGGCTGGTACATCCGCGCATCGCCGATCTGATCGAGTGCACCACGGCGGATGATGTGTTCTAGTCGCTCTGCGGGCGCAAGTCCCGTAGGCAGGGTAGTAGACAAGCATCCGATCAGGGAGGGAGCGCCAATGCCATCGAATTTCCGGGACCACGGACGTGCTCTGCTGGCCAATGGCTATCTGATCATCCCGATCCAGCCGGCGACGAAGCGCCCGGCACTGGCCGACTGGCCACATGCGCGCCTCGGCGTCGCTGACCTCCTCCGCTACCCGCACCACGGGGTTGGCGTGCTGTGCGGACAGGGAGCACAGCCCGTCGTCGCTCTGGATGTGGATACCATCAACGGGGACCTGGCCGCGCGCTTCGTCGCCTGGTGCCAGGAGCACCTCGGCGCGACGTGTGAGCGCGTCGGCCGAGCGCCCAGGATTCTGCTCGTATACCGGGCGGAATCCGAAGGCTGGGCCAAGGCCGCCAGTGCCTGGTTCGCGGGCTCGGATGGCGAGCGGCACCGGCTGGAAATCCTGGGCAATGGGCAGCAATTCGTCGCCTACCATATCCATCCAGAGACGCACGAGCCCTACGAGTGGGTGGATCTGTTCGGCGGGCTCGATTCCATGCGCGCGCGTGACCTGCCGGCCATCACCGAGGCCCGTGTCGAGGAGGCGCTGCGGGTGTTCGAGTCCATGGCCGCCGAGGCCGGGCTGGCGCGCGTAGCGGACAGCAGGCACAGTGCTGGTGGCATGATCTCGACGCCGCCCGATGACGACCCGCTCATGGCATATGAGCCCCCGGTCGGTATCGACATGAGTGAGGCGCGCCGCCTCATGTCCTATGTCGACGCCGAGGACTATGACACCTGGCTGAAGGTCGGAATGGCGCTGCATCACGAATTCAGCGGCGCCGTCGCGGCGCTGGATGCGTGGGATCGATGGTCGAGCACTGGCGGCAATTACGTCGGCCGCGTGGACCTGGAAACGCGATGGAAGTCGTTCGGCCAGTCGGGGCGCACTCCCATCACGGCGCGCTGGCTGCTCATGGTGGGTCACCAGGGCGAGCGCGGCGCGGCGCGGGCAGAGAAGCACACCGCGCTCGCTAGCGCCAAGGGCCTCATCCTCGCATGCGAGGATTCCATCGACCTGATGGGTGATGTGGCGCAGCGGGCTGGGGAAGCCGCTGGTACCGACCTAGCGCTTCGCGCGGAACTCACCGGCCTCATTCGGGCGCGCTTCAGGACGCTGACCAACACCAATATGCTGGTGAGCGAGGTTCGCGCTGCCATGGCGGGGGGACGCAAGGCGACAGCCCCTACTGGTACGCAGCGCCGACCGCTGACGGAATTTGGCAACTCCGAGCGTATGCTGGATCGCTACGGCGAGGACCTCATGTACGTGCCGGAGACCGAGCAGTGGTACGCCTGGACAGGCATCTACTGGCATCGCACAGCCGGCGTCGAGATGGAGCATCGAGCAAAGGAAACTGTCTGGGCGCTACCCAACGAGCGCAGGGGCGGCGATAGCGACGGCGAACAGGCCACTTTCGCGCGATTCTGCACCGACAGCCAGCGAGCCCTCATGGTGCGCAACATGGTCAGGCTGGCGCAGTCCGATCCGCGTGTGGTCGTCGGCGTACAGGATCTCGACCGACGTTCCACGCTGCTGGGTGCCAGCAACGGCGTGGTCGATCTACGCTCCGGGAAATTGCTGGCATCGGATCGAGCGTATCGCATCACTACCACCACGGAGGTGGATTACTGCCCAGAGGCGAAGTGCCCGCTATTCGAGTCGACTCTGTCCGATGTGTTCTTCGGTGACGCCGACATGATCAGCTTCTTGCAGCGGCTCGCGGGGTATTCACTGATGGGCCAGCCGAGCGAGAGCGTGCTCATCATCCCCTATGGCCTCGGGTGCAACGGGAAAAGCACCGTGATGGGGGCCATCCGTCATGCTCTGGGCGGGTATGCCATGATGGCGAATGCCGATACCTTCACGAGTTCCGGTGCCGGCGCCGCTGGCACCGCCGGCGCGGCACGTGAGGATGTACTGCGGCTGCGTGGCGCCCGCTACGTCTATGTCGGCGAGCCCGATGAGGGTAGTGTGCTGCGGGAGGGGCTAGTCAAAACCATGACAGGTGGCGAGTCGCTGCCGGCGCGTGGTCTGTATTCTCGGACCACGGTCGAGGTCGCGCCTACATGGGTAGCGGTGATGCCGACCAATCACCTCCCCACCATCCGGGGAGACGACTACGCTATCTGGCGCCGGCTGATGCCCGTTCCCTTCACTCGCGACTTCGACCACGACGTGACGGTACAGAAGGACGGGGACAGGAAAGAGAAGCTCCTTGCCGAGGCGCAGGGGATCCTGGCCTGGTGCGTGCGTGGTGCCCTGGCCTACCAGAGAGAGGGGCTGCGGCCACCGGAGTGCGTGCGCCAGGCGCGTGAGGACTATCGCAGTGGTATGGATCTGCTCGGCGAATGGCTCAGCGAATGCTGCGATGTGGGTCCCGACTACGTGGACACCAATGCCCGCCTGTGGGCGAGCTGGGAGGCATTCGCCAATGCCCGTGGGGAGCTACGACTTGTCCCATCGTCCAGGATTCTGGCGCGGCGCCTGGATGCCCGGGGGCTGCACAAGGTGAAGGATACCAAGGGAATCATTGGGCGTGGGCGTTCGGGGGTGCGCGTCCGGCAAGTTGACTTCTGCTGATCATCCAGCGAGCCAGGCTCGGATGGTAGTGAGATGGACGCCGAGGGCCTCTCCGATCTGCCTGTAGGTGGCTCCCTCCTCGCGCATGCGCCTGGCTGTCGTGATAGCCACGGGGGTCCGCTTCCGGTTTTGTGGGGGGCGATTGTACGGGAATTGGTCGTAGTCGAACCCCTGCCAGTGATAGGCGTGCCCCTGCAAGATGGCGTAGAGGGTGGACTTGGCCACCGGGTAGAGTAGTGCGAGGGTACTTACCTCAACCCGATCCCGGTAGAACATCCGCAAAATTTCGCATGCTTGAGTCTGCGTGATTTTACGTCGGTAGACAGGCATTGCGTTCTCCTTGCAAATTTTTACCCTTATACAGGATTCCAATGGCTAGGTCTACTACATTATATACGCTTTCAATGGATTTTTTTAGTGATCTCGGTAAGGAACAAAATTAATAGATAATAAAATATGCCCTCTATAGAGATTAGTTAAAAAGTCCATTGGAATGGCTCCTAACGTCGGACGTAATAACTTGCGGATTCGTCCGGAGGCGGCGCCCAACCCTGGTAATGGGGGCCCGCGGTGTCATCCGGAGGCGATTGCCCACCGTGGCACCACAAAGGCCGACTGTGCCACGACCCGGCACGGGTGAGGGTTGCCCTATGGCTAACGCGCGGGAACGCCACAGCGGCCTGATTAGGCGCCACGGC